GGCCAAGATCAACCGAGCGAATATCGAAGGGAGGATCGTTTGACAGACTCCTTGGAACATAAGGAGAAAATCAAATGTATCCTGTTAGCGCAGGGCATCCAAACTACTCTTCGAGCGGTACCCAGGGTTCCTTCATCCCAGAATTGTGGAGTGGCAAGATTCTCGCAAAGTTCTATAGTTCCACAGTGTTCGGAGAGATAGCTAATGTTGACTATGAAGGAGAAATTAAGGGGTACGGTGATAAAGTTATCGTCCGTACCACGCCCGATATCACTATCCGCGATTACGTGATCGGGCAGAACCTTGTTTACGAGACCCCGGAATCCACGCCGGTCGAACTACTCATCGACAAAGGCAAATACTTTGGATTCAAATGCGACGATATTGTGGTCGTCCAATCCGATCTTCGTCTTCTGGAAGACTGGACCGCCGACGCAGGCGAGCAGATGAAGATTGCCATCGATACCACAATTCTCGCGGGGATCTACAACCAGGCCGCCACTTACAACTACGGCAATACCGCCGGCGTCAAGACCCAGGGCTACCTACTCGGTGCCTATGGCGCTCCTCTTCAGGTGACGAAGAACAACGTCGTCGATCTTTTCATCGATGCGGCTTCCATCCTGAATGAACGGAATCTTCCGAGTACCGATCGATGGATCGTGATTCCCGATTGGATTGCAAACCTGATCAAGAAATCCGACCTTAAAGACGCTTCCATGACCGGGGACCAGGTTTCCCCTGCCCGCAATGGCCGCATCGGATCGATCGACTACTGGAATATCTACGTCAGCAACAATGTTTACACGGTCACCGACTCTACCACCGTACCCGCCTGGTATTGCCCTTTCGGGCACAAGTCCGCTCTCACCTTCGCTTCGCAGTTAACCAAAATGGAAACCCTGCGGGCCGAGAGCACCTTCGGCGATCTCGTCCGTGCCCTGAACGTGTACGGATATAAAGTCATGCAGTCCGCCAACTTCGGGATGCTGTACCTCCGAAGGTAACTTAAAGGGCTCTGCATAAGGGCCCTTTCAAATCTTTCAAAGGAAAAGGAGTAAGGATAATGGCAGCAACAAGTTTTACTGCGGATTTAAGGGAAGATGAAGGCATTGCGCTTCCCTGGCCTGGCGACAAATGCCACGTTCTGAAACGGATTGTCGATTTCAGCGAGGCCGCCAATCATTTACAGTCCGATGAGGCCATGGCGCTTTTCAATATCCCTGCCTTCGTTTGCGTCAAGGAAGTTGGTTTCAGACTCATTACGGCGGAAGCCGAGATAGCTACCTCTTGTTATCTGGGTGCCTTTACCGTAACCGCCGCTGGCGTGGCTACCGAAATTGACGAAGACGGTTTCGCCGCTGATGTCGTCTTTAATGGCACGGTTGGCTACATAACTCCGGATGTCGATGCGGCATACATGGTCGGAGGAAGCGGGAAACAAGGTTACAAAAGTACGGTTGATTGGGTGATCGCTTTCACCAATAAGGATTCCGGCGAGTGCCATGAAGCCAAAGTAGAGTTCTACGCCATCTGTGTTGACCTGCGATAAGCGGTAAACAACTCAGATTTTATCAATCCCCCGCCCGTTGGCTTTTTCGATGGGCGGGTTTCCCTCTAAACGGTAGGTGGCCGGGAAGCACAGACGCACCGAATCACTCAAAGGAGATTTACGATGTGGAGAAATGATTACGACGAAAAAGCCCAGGATTTGTTTTATATGAGTCCTGGGAAAAGGATCTATCTTGATCCTGCCAATGGAAGTGATGGAAGTCCCGGAAGTATAAACTCTCCCAAAAAGACCCTTTCCGGTGCTTACCCCTTGTTAAGGGATGACAAGAACGATGCTTTGATGGTCATTCCAGGCCCAAGCCCCATCACCGTGACTGCATCTTTGGAATTAGCCCAAGACGGCATCAGTATTGTTGGACTCGCGCCCAATCAGCGGCATGCGAGAACGGCTGCAACAGATGGAGCGGCATGCGCAGTCCGCTGTGTCACGAGTGGTGTTGATAATATTTTCAATATCACCGGGAATGGTGTCCGCCTTTATAACCTGGATACCATGAACACCTATACCATTACTACCAACCGGTGCGATATTTTGGTTGCCGGAAGAGCCCCCTATTTTGAGGGCTGCGGATTCCGTGGCGGAAACGGAGCCAACCAATTAAACCATGCCGATGGTGGCGTTGCAGTGATCATGAAAACGTCTGTGGCAGGCGCGGGCAATGGTGCCAGATTTAAAGATTGCCATTTCGGTAACTCCTCGAATGATGCGAGATCCCTTGGTCCTTCATGGTTGCTATATGAGGGCGCCGCAGTAGCGGGATTCTTCAACGAGTTTATCGACTGCATCTTCGATACAAGGATCGAGACGGTCTCCGCCGTTGTAGCCGGGATCATCTTTGCTCAGAATTTCGCAGCCGACCGCTACCTACTGTTCAGAAATTGTTTCTTCTATAATTTCTGGCAAAACCATGTGGATAAGGCAAATTACGTTATCTATGATTTGTCTGGGTCTACCCACGACATCGTTCTCATGAACTCTGCCTACGCTGGTTTTGACGCATGGGCGAATACCGGAACTTATGTGTTCACCAACATGCCTGACGCTGGTACTCATGGTGGTATGGGTTCGGCAGTCGCAACGACCTAACCGTTAACTCCATTAACTCAAGGGGAGGTCTTGGTGATCTCCCCTCAATGAAAAGGAAAATAAAATGCCAGATTCAAATCCAACCTACAAAATAATGGCGACCTATAACATTCTTGAGGCCACCGATCCTGCCGAATGGGGTGCTTTAAATGCAGACAATAAAGCTACCTATGCCCTTTTGATCTCTGCGGGGACAGTAAATTTCGCAGAAGGAACTCTCGTCAGGACAATCCTCTTGGGGATGTTCCCAGCAGGAAACACAAACGCAAAGTTGCTTTTGCTGTAGTAAAAATTACAACAATCGTGGTGATTTTTACCACGAACGGGGGAGGGCTTCGGCTCTCCCCAAAGACTTATCTACCAAGTGTAGAAAAAGATGAGGGGCCGGTCTCCGGTCGCCTTTATAAAACCAAATGAGGAGGAAATATGACACCGGAAGAGAATCAAAAATTTGTGGGGGAAGATCCTTTGGCGGCACAGCAAAGGGCGCTCGCATGTGCGAAGGCGTTGGACGAACTTATGAAACAGTATAGATGCAAATTAGATATTTCATTGAACATATCTCCACTGCGGGGGATTACATCGAAAATTGCGGTCATTCCCATTTTTGATATGCCCCCGGGTCTCATGCCGAATACTAATCTTCCGGGAACGAATTAAGAAGAAGGTGTCAAAATGACCTTTCAACAAATTCTTGATGAAATCAGGAGTGCCCTGGACGATACCGAAGTTCCTTATCTCTGGCCGGATACGGATCTCTTACACTATACGAACAAGGCCATCGAAATCCTTACCGAAAAGGGATTACTGATTTCCGACGCGAGCACGGCCGCGGTCTGTACGATGTCTCTTAGCCTCCTGGGAGGGCGGAGTTACACCAAGCATCCCAAGATCATCCAGGTCCGGGAGATCTATTTTGCTGGATATACTTTGCCGATCCACAAAGTGACTCTCTCTTACCTTGCGGCCCATTGGCCGACCTGGAGATCTGCGACCGCTGGAAAGCCCTTGGTATTCACCGAAGACTACGAATCCGGGAAGGTAACTTTCATTCCTGCGCCCGGTGTGAGTTACACGGCCAATCTTTCAGTCTTCCGGTACGCTTTGACGGATCTTTCTCTTTCTGTCCTGGGTGCCTCCCCGGAGATTCACACCCGTTGGCACAAGTACATCAAAAAAGGTGTACTTTACCAGGCTTATTCCAAGGATGATTCCGAGGGTTACGATCTGGAGCGGGCCATTAAATACGAAAAAGAATTCCTGGCCGATTGCTCCCAGGCCGCATTCGAGGCATATAAATCATCCTATTCATCCCAAACCGCAAGTCCACATTTAGGGTTTATGTAAAATGAACACCGCCAAAATCTTAGAGATCAAAGCCTTTAGGGGAATTAAAAACGTCGGCGATTGGGTGAGAATGCCTCCCAAGAATGGAATGGCTTATCTGACCGAAGGTGTGAACCTCGACATAGACAACGATCTCATGCCCCATCGCCGGGATGGATATGGAGCGAAGATCTACGGCGGCTCCCGCATTCATTCGTTCTGGTCCGATGGGGAAAAGGGCCTCTTCGTCCAGGATCAGGATCTGCGCGAACTGACAAAATATTTTACATCGGTAATTCTCCATGAAGACGTGGGCGATTCCCGGATGAACTACACCAAGATCAAGAAGGAAATCGTTTACACGAACGGAAGCGTGATTGCCTATCTTGATGACGAGGGGTTTCCTCGGACTTTCCCGACCCCGACACAGACCTTCAAGACCGCCATGAAAGCCGGCCACTTGATTGAATATTTCGGCGGCAGACTCTATGTCGCTCGGGGAGATCAGGTATGGTTTTCCGATCCCATGGCCTGGAGGCAGACCGACGAACGGAAAAACTTCAAACAGTTCAGGGGCTATGTCAACCTCCTCCGGAAAGTCAAAGACGGCCTCTTTATCTCTGATTCCGAGGCCACTTATTTTATGGGCGGACTCAATCCCCAGGATTCAAACTTGGTCAAGAAGGCAAATTACCCGGCCATCCTGGGGACGGATGCGGTGATCGACGGGAATTTTGTTGGCCAAGGGGATACCCAAGGGATCGTGGTGATCTGGCTCTCGAAGTTTGGGTTCTGCGTAGGGGCTGATGGTGGACAGTTCAGCAATGCCACCCCGGATTTCTACCAGGCGCGAATTACGCACCCGGGCGCGGCCATAGTTCGCAAAAACAATGGCTACTTTCAATACCTGGTATCCCAAAAGGATTCACCGGATGTTACTCTTAATTTCACTTCCACGCCCTTGACCTCTACGGGATCGATGAGCTTTGCGATTTCATGAGTTATTGCCCAGAACATAAGAAAATTGGCCTATGTACGAATTGTCATCGAAAAACTGTCGAAGGATTTACCAGATGCACAAAATGTGCAAAATCTCATCTCTTCCATCAAAAACGGAGAGATCTGAAAATCAGACCGATCAAAAGGAAGTTGGGACTATGTTGGGATTGTGATGAACCGGAGATCCCAGGAAGAGGAAGATGTCAACGGCACCTTGGATTACATCACAAAGCACTTAGAAGACGCAGGGAAAAAATGATGAAAATGGGGAGATGTCGGAGTTGCTGGGCACCATTGGAATTGACCGACATGGACAAGGGAAAAAAGAAGTGCATCTTCTGTAGGGAGAGGTTATGGAAATTTTAAAGTCTTCACTTCCGTATGATCACGATCTGGTTCTCTTTTCAGATTTTCATTACGGAACGAAACTTCTGGAGGAAACAGCGGTTGATCGAGTAAGAGAGACATTGGAGACTAAGAATACTTTCGGGATATTTGGTGGAGATGTATGCGAAGCTATCACCGTTATCGACAAACGGTGGAATCCGGAATCGGATCGCAGATTATTGCCACTCCAGCAATACAAAGATACGAAGGAAGAATTCTTCCGTCCCCTTCGTAAGAAGATTATCGCAGCCATGATTGGCAATCACGACTGGCGGCTTGCGGCTATTTTTGGAAATTATCTCAAAGACGAAATCTGTGCGGATCTTAATATTCCATATGGCGGATACACACAGAAAATGGCGATCACCGATCCTAAAGGCAAAATGCTTTATAAGATTTTTTATACCCATGGCTTTGGGCGTGTTTATTCCTATGCCGATGACCCGATCCGTAGGGAAGCCAACATGAAACTCCAGTTGAAACGCAAACTCCAGGATAAAGCCGGGGACTGCGAGATCATGGCCATCGGGCATTCCCATAAACTCATTGTGGTGGAACCCACGGCGCGACTCTATCTTTATGATGACGGTCATAAGATCAAGGCTGCATACACAACGGGCATGAGCGGTGAGAAATTCATTCCTGCCGATCATCGCTGGTATGTCAACACCGGATCTTTTATGAGACTTTACCGGGAAGGCGTAATTGGATATGGAGAATTGATGGGATATGACCCGGTCGATCTTGGGTTCGCAGTCATCGAATGCCGGTCAGGTAAAATAGTCGGTATCAGGAAGAAGGCTATCTAATGAAGTGGGAGGAAGTCAAAAATTTAGGTTCGGCGCATTATAAATCCGGTCTGGTCGAACCCCTTGATCTTTATAAATCCGGAAACATGCTCCAGGATTGGGTGATCGGCGAAATTATGCAGCATGCCTATCGCAATCGGACGCAACTTTGTAAAAAGATCTCCATCCAGGATATGGAGAAAATCAAACATTTTGCGGAAATCTTAATTTCCTTCGCTGAGGAGAATATCTAATGCCAGGACAAAAACAGGGTAAAAGGGGTTCCCGGAAGATTGGGCACAATAAAACCAAATGCGGTCGGTATAAGTTAGAAGGCCGACGCGAGAAGAATAAGAAGCGCCGGATCGCAACGCAAAAACGCAAAGAAGAAAAGAAACGCAAGAAATTAGAACTTAGAAAAGGAGACGACAATGCTCAGATTTAGTACAGGTTTAAGACAATATCTACAAGGCGGAGGCTGCATGCGTAAAGCCTTCTGCGATTCGATCCTGAAGATCTATTCAGGAGTGGCCCCAGCCACGGCGGATCTCGCTGCCCCGAGTGGAGATCTACTTGTGGAAATAACGAAGGCATCTGGATCTTATTCTCATGATGCGGTTTCCACAGCCAAGCAGTCCTTAGTCACCATCACTGCTTACGCCCAAGGTAATAAGAATATCATTGTAATCGACGGAGTAACATTTTCGTACACTGCTCTCGGATCGTCCTCAGTCACCATAATTGCCACGGCATTAGTGGCATTAATAGACGCAGACTTAACGATCTCAGTTTGTGCCTCGTCCCAAGCGGGTTTGATCCATATCAAATCCAAATTCCCCGGGGAAGAATATACTATTACGGTAAGTGCGGGGGATGGGGGCGGTGCAGCGCCGGGACTAAGCGAAAATTCTCCGGCAAAATCGCGCATCGATGCTCTTCATTTGGGTGTTCCGGCTGCGGGCGTGATCGCCAAAGAAACAGGGTATGCTTGGTCCGGTGAAATAACACTGACAGGAACGGCTGGTTATTTCCGTTTAGTCCAGACCACGGATGATGGTGATGAAAACGATGATGATATTCGTCTCCAGGGCAATATCTCGACTTCGGGGGCCGAATTGAATCTGAGTAATCTAAACCTGGTTGATGGTGCCACACTCACTATCGATACGTTCCAGTTGACCGAACCGGCTGCATAAATATTATAGCAGGATAGTTCAGTGGTAGAACACAGGGCCCATACCCCTGAGTCAGGAGTTCGATTCTCCTTCCTGCATCCATCCCTCTCTTAAAGGAGAAATACCAAGGTGCCAGCAAAAGGGCAGAAACTTTCTGCTGAAACCAGACTAAAAATTAGTTTGGGAAATAAAGGAAAATCCAGAAAAGGCCATCCGTTTTCCAAGGAAGTTGCTATTCGTTTCGGGATAGAACGCAAAGGGTCTGGTAACCCCATGTTTGGAAAACATCATTCAGAAGAGACTGGGAAAAAGATGTCGGCCAGTCACATAGGAATGAAATGTCCTTGGATTACCGAAATGCTTCTTGGTAAACCGAATGTTAATTTAGGAAGAAAACGGACAGAGGAACAGAAGAAAAAACTTCGTGGGCGTATTCCATGGAATAAAGGCAAACCTAATCCTTTATTTTGTGGAAAAAATAATCCCAAGTGGAAAGATGGTATTTCATTAGACAAAAAACGATATATGAAAATCTGCCGAGATAAACGGCGGGCCAAAAAGAAAGGTAATGGTGGAGATTATAGACCGGCGGATTGGGAAGTCCTCAAAAAACGCTATGGCAATACATGTCCTATCTGTCTAAAATCAGAACCGGAGATTCAATTAACACCTGATCACATAGTGCCGATTTCTCTTGGTGGATCAAATTTTATCGAGAATATTCAACCTCTTTGTATGAAATGCAATTTAAAAAAACATCAAAAAGTTTTTAAAATTAATTCGGGGGGACAATTTGAAATAGTCTTTTCTGTTCCTCCAAAGGAGATCTTCGATGGCCGTAAGTTCTGTCTTAAGTAATCATTTTAAGTATCAGCGGGACAAAGGACTGATCAATCTTTTAACGGACAGCATAAAAGTCCTACTCATGCGCACACTCTTTACTTTTAACAAAGATTCCCATGCCGCGCTGATCAATGTCAAGACGACGAGTGGGGTCATTTCCTCGCTGACCTTCGCTAATACTGGAAATACTCTCACCCGGGGGGCCGGCAATTTCATCACCAATGGCTTTGTGGTCGGGATGCGGATCACGACCAATTCCGCCAATCCAAACAATCAAGGACCGTTCTTGATTTCTGTTTTAGCCCAGAGTGTTCTTACGGTCACAGATATGGCTGGCGCAGACCCCACGCTAACGACCGGGACCGCAAGCAATGTCACCGTGACCGGGAATGATGAATTGCCCACGAGTGGAGGATATACAGCCGATGATATGGTCTTAACTGGCCAGACCTTGACCGAAGACAATAGTGCCGATGTTAGTGTCATGCTCTGCGATGATGTGTCTTGGACGGGAACGCCTGGCGGCTTTGGCCCGGCAGCCGGCGCCATCCTATACGATGATGAATCCACATCCGGTTATACCATTATCGGCTATCTCAACTTTGGCACCGATCAGACTGTAGCCGAAGGCGCGAGCCTTATTCTCGAAGGATTAGGCATTCAATCGGCTTAGATTTTCACTGTGCTGATTTTTGAGGGAGTTTCCTGATGGCCTACGACCCATATACCAAATCCCTGTTGCACTTTAACGGGGTCAATCAAAGTCAGGTCTTTACTGACGAATTGGGAAGCGTGTGGACTGCCACCGGGACTTCGCAGTTAGACACTGCGGTAAAAGTCTTCGGAAGTGCCTCCATGCACAATACCGGGAACGGGAATTATATTTCCGCTCCTTTTAATGCTGCGTTGAATCCGGGGACGGGAAACTTTACTTTAGACTTTAGATTCCGTTGGAATGGTGCTCCGGCGGCCTGTTCATTCTTTAAAATTGGTCCAAATAATAATGATGGTTTCATGTTGATATGGTCAACCAATCTATATGCCTATATCAATTCAAATAGTTATTCTTTTGCCTGGACGCCATCGGCAAATACTTGGTATCACATTGCCTTGACAAGACAAGCTGGAACCCTACGGGCATGGATCAATGGAACGCAAATCGGAGTAGATCAAACGGGTGCAGGAGCCATCAGTCCCGCCAGCGGAAATATGTATATTGGTGCCTACGCTGGAGGCGGCTCTAATCCCAACGGTTGGTTTGATGAACTTCGTTGGAGCAATGGCATAGCCCGATGGTCAACAACCTTTACTCCTCCATGGTATGAGTATGGCGAATCGGTATTCGTTTCTGACTCCAGCATCGTCATTCCTACGGTAATCAATCAGCAGACAATAACGGCGGAGAAGTTTTGGGGTGCCGGGACCATCATCCTAACCACTCTTTATAATGAGGCCTGGACCGGGGATACCGATATTACTCTACCCTCCTTAACATGCGTGGCAACTGGGCACGATGGAACGGCAGGGCTTTCAGTTACCCTTCCCGCGATCACGATTTCGGCAACCGGTCAAGTTGGAATAGTTGGCAACCTTTCTAAAAATCTGTATGCTTTAACCATACAATCATATGGTTTAACCGGTCAAATCGGATCACTCATTGCAACCCTTCCGATTTTGACTATTTCGGCATCCGCTTCCATCGAAAGACATGGAACTCTGGCCATAACCCTGCCCCTCTTCTATATCAATGCCCACGGGGAATACACTCCGCTGGGTCCGATATATCGCGTGACGGTTTTAAATCCCAAAAATATGGCGGTGACTGAATATGACCTCTTCGATTTCAATTCCTTCGGATTTTTCAATGGCATACTTCTTGGGGCAAAGTCAGACGGAATTTATCCGCTGGCTGGAGAAAATGATGAAGGAACGGCCATCGATGCCTCCTGGATGCTCGGCCAATTCCTTCTCGACATCCTTCGCCCAAGGGATCTCTATATCTTCGGACGAGGAGGCGGAAGCTATAAGACAATCATCGTAGGAGATGAGGATACCGAAAACGAAGTGACAGTGAGTTATCTCCTATCCAATCTAAACGAGGAACGGGTGAAACTGCCCAGGGGCCTGGAGCCCACTTACATGCAGATCGGATTCGAGAACGTGGATGGCGCGGACTTCGAGATCGACTCCATCCAGGTCTATGCACAGAAGATGAGGACTGCGAGAAAATAATGATCCGCTGGCATCTGACAGAAAATAGAGATCTGGCCGCCGAGTACCGGGGGGAAGCCATGCGCGTGCTCTTCCAGCTTAAGAATATTCTGGGCACGGGCGGTATCTCTACGGGTGCGCTCAATCGTACCTATCCAGACGGTACTTTTATCCACGCCAAGGTGATGGATGGTATGGAAATGCTTTGGATCAATTCGCCGTTTCTCAAGGGTGGCTTGGAGCGAATCATTAAGCAGATTTTGGTTTTTCTGTACGCTAATAGCGAAGACAAAAGATTTTATGGTCTCAATTTTCCGCAATCTCTCAGCGAAGCGGAAACTCCGGATGATTTTCAGTCTACGGATGAAAATTCCAATATCAATCTTGGAGCCATAGCATATGCGATAAACAAACCCGAACGCAAGGAACATATCATCACGATCGGAACACCCTATGAAAATTGGGATCTTGTCCAGAATAATCTCTCTGATGACGCAATCGGCAAATTTCCCATTACGCCTTTCTGGAATATTCCCTCCACTTGTACGCATGCGCATATCCGTGGCGGCTCGGAAGAGGCAAAGTGGGGAACTTGCGGATATGAAGGCGATGCGATCGTTCCGCCGGAACATTATATGTTTTGGATTTTTCGTTCGACTTTGCCATTCTCTTGCAGTTCTAAAAAGAGAATCTTAAACCCGATTTATGGCTGTTGGATTCCAATTCGCACGGGAGAACTCATTACCTGGCAGGAAGATCCGCAGTACACCGGACTTGATTGGGGAATCCCGGGCAAGAGGAATTTTAAACTGAATGCCGCGGGAGATGAAGCATTAATATGGCGGGATACCCTTCAGGTATCTGGCGTCGGCACGACTAACTCAACGGGATATTTTACGACTGACGGTACACCAGCCGGGGGATATCTGGTTGTGACCTATGGATGGTATCCATATCCCAGCCCGGGTTTTTTCTGGAAGCCCTGGTATGCTTGGTTGCACGAAATACCCACTTTTGACTACTTTGATGCAGATTCCTATGCGGATGCGGTTGCGCATATTTCTGATCAATGGGATCTTCAGCCGCGATCTCCATATAAATATCGGAGAAAATATCGCACTCCATCGGGAGAAGTTATTGAGAATGATATTTTTACTGAAATCTTGAGTCATGTTTATAATCCGGTCAGTTCATGGAATTCAAACGATGCCGGTAGTGATGGAAGATGTATTCCGGACTATGGAGTGGGTTCAGAGCATTCGTATGCAATAGCAGGTGGAGGCTATGGGGCTTCCTCATCTGGCACGGTTTATACCCCGATCGCTTCCCTGGGAGACGGGAAATATCTCTATATTAAAAACACCTTTGCGGCCTCCATGAGCCACGAAGGGGACGAAAAGACAGGAACGAACCACGAAGACAACTTCCCCTGTAACTATATTCCATGCAATCAGAACTTTCAATTAGACTGTGCCTGCAACGATGCCTATTATGGTCTTCCCCCAGGTTGGAGTCATCATGACTTAGTTTCCGAAACTTGGACGGGAGTATGGGGAATTCACGGCACCACAAATAATATAAATCTGACACAGAAACTTCTTTTTGATTCTTTCATGATCGAGCAATGCTCCAATAATCTGATATATGAACTCGCGATTACTACTTATACCGGAAGTTATGAATGGTATTTTGCCCATGCCGATCCGGAATATCTAATGGGAGGATGGGTTTGCCCCGTGGTGGTAGATAGTCAAGGATCGGAATCACAGAACACTCGGAACGATACGGAAGGTTGGACGCGAATCCAGGCATTCATCGAGGTATTGGATTATGATAATATCGGCGTGGATACGGCGATTGTCATTTATAAGAAAGTCACTATTGCCCATTCTGCGACTTTTTCCTATGAAGGATTTGGCGTGGACGTTTCGGCGAATGATTTCCCTTATCCTATTGAAACATCGAATTATGATTGGACCGGAACTCGGACTGTGACTTATTGGATCTGGCTCAAAATAGGAAATCATATTGAAAAGTTTCAGATTCCCGAAACTTTTGTCGCCTCATGCTTAGGACAATATGGCAATTCCGGAAATGCCGAATCGCAGACCGGATCAGGTAAGAGAATTTATGGAGTTTCTTGTCAGATCAACGATGATTTTATCGTTTATTCTTATTCCGTCGAGGATTTTATTTCCGGACCCCTGGGTAATTATAACTATTACAGTTCGCCCATTAATTGGGAAGATCGGGATAAGATCGGCCTAAATATGAATGGTGCCCGGGCCTGGAATAAAAAGAAAATGGTCTTGGGGGTGGTTAAGATGGATACCCATGAACGGGCCGCTTTTGATATTACTGAGTTTACCGACCGTAAAGTGTATTCCGTGGGCATTCATGAAAGTGAGCGAGTGGAGATAGAAAATTGAAAACCTTGGACCGATGGGATGATGTAAGAAAAGTGCAAACTACGGTCACCCTGAATGATGAAGGAAACATAGAAATAGTAGAAATTTATTTTTATTCCCCAATTCCCATAGCAGATTTTTCGATGGAAAAGTTACTTTTGGGCAAATGTGGAGGATGCGGTGAGAGAAATAAGAAGATCTGATGAGAATAGGCAAGCAGCGGTAACGATCATTTTAAATGACGATGGCGATGTGGTCGGGATCAAATTTGAGCCATTCAAGCCCATTCCGATCATCGATTTCAATCTGGACCGCCTTCTCATCCCGATAATGCGGATGAAACCCCCTGGATTTCCATCCCGATAGGAGAACTTAAATGGGACAATACGTAAAACCTCAAAATACCACGAGCGAAGTTGCGGATATTGTTGATCAGACCAAAGAAACAGTAGTCCAACGGTTTGAGCAAGTTACTCAAGCCGCCGATGGTGCATTGCAAGATGCCATGGGATTTCTGAATCAATTACAAAATGCTGCTGGTGGCGGCGGTTTCTTTGTTCCAAATATTGGTTCATTTTTCCCGCCTCCGATTTCTCCGAAATTCAACATTGGTGATCCTCCGGTCGCTCCGGGAATCGAATTATACCTTCCGGAGTTTCCCGATTCTCCAATTCTACAAACTATCACCTTACTTACAAATATTCAAACAAGGCTGGTATCAGATCTTGCTAATGGGGTAACGGGGTTGGCTGCGGGAGTTGAAAACGACATCTGGAATCGGGAAGCAGAAAGGGCCCTGCTCGCTCATCAAGAAGAACTTGAAACGATTACCGCCCAATGGTCAACCCGGGGCTACGAACTGCCCGACGGTACTTTGGTCGCACTCATCAACCAGAGCGAAATCGACTACCGGAATAAGAGACTCGACCGATCGCGGGATATTTCCATCAAACAGGCGGAGATGGCCTTCCAGAATACTCAATTTATCATTCAGCAAATTCTGGCGATGGAAACTCTGATCATCAATGCCGTATCCGAAGGAAACAAGAGCGCGATCGAAGGGTATAAGGCCAATATGGACGGATATCGGGCCCAAGTCCAGGCTGCCATCGATAAATTAGGCGCATATCTTAAGGCCTATGATACGTCCGGAAATGTTTATAAAGCCAAAGCAGATGCCCAGGCTGCCATTGCCGGAGTGGACATAAAAGCCGCCGAAGCATCCATTAACGCAACCATCGCCCAGATGCAGTTATTCTTAAAAGAAGCCGAATTGCAGATCACTCAGATAGATGCACAGGCAAGAATTAGAGTGGCCGCAGCTGATGCAGGCGGAAGAATTACCGCTCAATTAGCCGCCGGGCTTTTCTCCGGTATTTCCGTGCAGGCTCATCTCGGCGCGGCAGCAAGTGTCGGGAAATCCTACAGCGGTCAGGAAGCCGTTTCCGAACATTATCCGCACAAGCTGATCTAATATAAAGGAGAACTTCAATGGCAGATTATCTTCTTGGTGGACCAAAGATCCCTTACCCATGGGAGATGTTTCCGGGAGTCATGAGTGCAATCGGAAAGTTATTCCCTTCTATGCCATCACCAGCCCCTGCTTCTAGAGGTCAGACGGTTGAAAGCTATGAATATCCGTTCAGCCAATTACCCTCCGAATCCATGAAGCTCGGGAAGAACGCTCCTCCGGTCGAAAAGCCACTTATTCCCCCTCCAACTCCCGGAGTGAACTGGACTCCTCCTCCGGCTGTTGCTCCTACTAAAACTGCTCTTCAATTGGCGCAAGAAGATGCAATGAAAGAATGGGAGGCTTATCAAAAAGCGATTTCGGCACCTGGGGCAAAAATAGCCAAAGTAGGAGAACCGGGATTATCTCCCGGATTTACTTTAGGTTGGGATTTTTTTCAAAAACATCCCGAGATCAGCGGTGGAACATATACTCCCGCCGGAGGTCCACCTAAATTCCTATTCCACGAAAATAAACCCCAGACCATAACGGATACGCTCATGCCGGTTATCCAGCGGTATGCGGAGCAAATGGCCAAGATCCAAGCGGGCAATATGAATCCCGAAGAGGCCGGTGAAATGTTTGCAACCATGCCGAATGCGGAACAACTTGGCGCTTTTGCCACTCTCATGGGACAGCAAACTACGGCTGGGAAAGCACCTGCTGAAATTGCCCATCTTTATTCTCAGGCATATAGACCGCAAATCCATGAGGTTTCTGCCGGTGGTCCTGGAGAAAGGGCTACTTTATTATTTCCTCCATTCGGCGGGGCCCCCAAAACGGTAGCTACCGGGGCGCAATTAGAGCATGGTGCGGGTTTGTCTGCACAAGTTCAACAGATCATGCACGATACCAATCTCATGAAGGCAAATTTTATAAAAGAGATGTTGCCATTAGATCCCGATTATGCGAAAGATCCAACGAAAATGCCGCCTAAAATGCAAATGATGTTGGATTATTTTGATGAATTGGGAAGGAATAGAATTAATGCTACTCAGACGATGCTCGGAGCGAACCGGACTCCTGGTGCCCCTGCCGGACAAGGAATAAAAATGGGTAGAGATGCTTACATGAAATCGATCTTTACTAAAAACCCGAATATCACGCCACAACAGGCCGAAGCACAATACTGGCAAGATAAAAAAGCTTATCCGAATCTTGTCGAATAGGAATGATCATGAACGGAGAAACAAGGATTATTTCACCGCTTGAGGATATTCTTAAAACTCCTTCGGCCAATTTTCTCGCTCCAAATGTTCCGATACCGGATACCGGTACGGCGAGACCTGAAATTGGAGGACAAATTAGATCTCCTTTAGAAGACCTGATGCCTAAACCTTCAGGTACTTCAATAATTTCTCCCCTCGCCACAACCCAAAACCAAAATCTCGGAGAACTTTTACTTCCCCGGGCGCCCGCGGTCCCGGCCCCGGAAGTTCCCAAACCTAAACCGTCTTTGATCGGTCAGTTAGGAAAAGGAATTGCTACTGGATTGTATCAACTCAAAGAGATGGGCGGTGGTCTTACTGCTCTGGCTGCCGAAGCTATCAAGATGGCCGTCCCAGTCCTGGAACCATTAACTGAACCAGTAAAAGAATTCGGAATCGAAACGATTGGAGCGGCCCGGAAAGGAATGGAACCGTATCAAGCCGAAGTCCCTTCTTACAAAAATATAGAGAATGTCAATACTGCACTCCAATATCTATCCTTTGGCGTAGGAACATTGTTCCCAATGGTAGCCATGAGTGCCCTAACGGGCGGCGTAGGTGCCGCTACTGGCAAAACTCTCGCTCGCAATTATCTAAATACTCTCGTTCCTGCATTGAAGGCCCGGGGAATTTCAAAAGAAGTCATCAACCAGACGATCAAAAATGGCCTCATAAAAGGTCTTGAACGAGGTGCCATGTTGGGCGGTTTTGGCTCCTCTCTCGGAATGGAAGCCGGATCTATTACTGCACAAAAAGTTGAGGAAGGACAAAATATCGAACCCTTCCGGGTCATGCTTGGAGCGGTCCCTGCTGCCCTTCTGGATGTCCTACCTCAATTCTCTCTTGTGCAACGGACTGGAATTCTCAAGAGATTGGGATTATCCCAGGCCGAAATCAATTTAGCGCAAGAGACGGCCAAAACTTCCAAGGCCGGGTTGATAGGCCGTATTGCCAAAGAATCCGGTAAACAGTTTATGATGGAGGCGCCCACGGAAGCCCTACAATCAGTTTTTGAAAATTGGGCGGCTCATAAAGATCTTACATCCGCAGAATCCATCGACGACTATATCGATTCTTTCCTCATCGGAGGTGCCGGCGGAGCATTCTTCGGTGCTTTCGGCGGCGCTTTCGAGAAGGCTGGGGGAAAGATCGAAAAGAGAGAACAACCCATGACGCCTGCCTCGGGGGAACAACCCCCCACGCCTGGCGCTGCTACCCTACCAGTGAAACCTCCTCTACTGGAAACCCCCACAGCGCCGGGGGCGCCCACTCTCCCGGGACAGGCACTTACTACGGAACAAGAATATCTTCAAAATATTCAAAAGGGGAGATGGTTGGATTTTCTGGCCGAAAAATTCAATCCCCCCGCATTATCTTATCTTGAAGAAATTCAACGTAATCTTGGCCTTATTATTCATGGGAATAAGGTTTTTAAACTTGATGAAAAAGGAGATGCTACACCGTTAATTCCGGAAGAAGAAAATAAAGCAAAACTTGAAATCACCAAAAGACTTGAACAGTTTGCTAGTCCAGGGGAAGTAGCAAAAGCTCAAAATATTTTTAAATTTATAGGACAACCGATACCTGCCGAAGCAAAATTATTGCCTATTGCAGAACGTGAAGGTCTTCCGGGGACTTCTACGCCTGCTCCCACTCCAGAGGGTGCGGCCCTCTGGCTCGGGATCGGCAAGAAAGTTTCCTTTGAAGGAAAAGGTGGTGCTTCCCAAACCGGTACGGTCAAAGATGTCGTCTATGGCCCTCCGGACGGCAAGACCCCTATGGGTGTAACCGTGGAAACTGCCACCGGTAAAACTCTGGAATTAAAGCCTGATCAAGTATGGGAGCCGAGAAGATTAGGTCGTCAGAGGGAATACCGTGGAGAAATCGCAACATTGCCTCTCGAACAAAGAAGGCAGACAATCAAAGATTCTAAGGAATTTGATAGATTGATTGTCCAAAATGCTGATCTATTTGAAGAGCAGGGCATGATCGACATGATGGATACCCGGGAACTTCTGGACCAACTGCGCCATGATGTAGGCCAGAGATTCGGTATCGATAATCCATATTCCCCGGTTCAACGGGCAAACTCTCTTCCCGATTTACAGGATTTTATGGAAAAGGCCAGGCCCGGGAGCACGGAGAAAATCGAAGTACCAAAAGTGAAGTCTTTCTTGACCCAGACGCAGCCAAAGGCCCCAGGACCGACGATGCCACCCGCCCCAATAGAAAGACCGGCACCTGCGCCGGTTATCCCTGCGGTCGCCCCGGCTGTTGCGCCAGTGGTCGAGAAAATAGCGGCACCGGTATCCATACCAGTCCCATCGGAGAAACAAAGCAAAGAAGAAAAAACCCGCGCTTATTTACATAGAATGATTGGGCAACGAATTAAATTAAGTATGGCAGAAGCCCAAGGATACGATATCCTGGCAACAATGGAGGATCAAGGACGATCCCCAATAGATGTATCAAAGGAATTTTGGAAAACGACATATTGGAAACTTGATGCCGAAGATCAAGAGAAATTTAAAAGACAAGCTAGGGCAATGACTGGCTTAGAAAATAATAAAGATGTAGATTCTGTAAAACTTGCAGAGGAATATACGGAAGCACTACCATCAAAAGTTGAACACCTGGAAGATATAGAACGAGGTTATGTGTCTCTTATGGAGTGGGCAAATCTGAAGTTATCCGATTTGACTGCCAAAGTTCCCGTGATTCCGGCGATTCCGGCAGCGGTTCCTCCAGTTGCTCCTACGGTGATTGCTCCCGAAATCAAGGGAGCTCCAGTTGAAGAGAATCAAAAAGTAAAACTGCAAAACGAATTCCTTCGCATCGGAGATATGGGCGCAGTTGCAGCCAAAGATCATTTTGCTGCTCTTAGTGATGAAGATTTACGGACTATGGCCGTGGCCAATGCTCAACCGGAGAATATTCCTCGTCCAGATCTTGAAAAGAGAATGGTGAAATATTCCACCCGGGCTGCATTGAATATCTTACATCGAGCCGCGATCCCCGAAGCCCCGGCGAAGATTATTCCTCCAGGTCTTCCCGAAGAGCATCAAAAGATTCTTTTAAGACCCGGAGAATCTTATCCGGCTACCATAGCTCTTCGCCACATCAATAATAGCCCTGACATTTCGCCGGAAGATAAGATGCTCGGAAGAGAAATCCTCCGCAACTATCGCCCGGAAACTCAAAATATTCCTATTAAAACCTTACGACCGGACATGATTTCAAGGGTTCCCGGGAGTGCCGCCTATTATAATACGGTTACTGGAGATATTTGGTTGGACCCGGAATTAATGAAAAAGAAGACTCCGGCCCAGGCCGCCCGTACTATTTTTCATGAAACGATCCATGGAATCATCGAACGGAATATGACTCCCGCAGATCGGGCAGAACTTTTAGAAATGATGCGGTTAGCCAAAAATGCTTTATCGGAAACAGAAAGAAAGATTTTAGAAGATCCAAACACGGATATTACCGGACGATTCAAAACTTATCTGGACCAAGGATTGGTTGAACAAAGTCCTCAAGTATATTATGGTCTTAGTCATCCAAGTGAATTTTTTGCTCAATTATCTCGTCCAGAATTCAGAGATTTTCTACGGGCAATTCCCGGAATAGAAAAGCCAGTTAAACGAAATCTCTTGGAGCGAATTATCGATTGGGCCAATCGCATTCTTTTCGGTCCTAAAGATAATCACACCCTCCTATCCAATCTTTTTGAAAAGATGGGCGAAATTGGGGAACGCATAAGCCCGGAGGAACTACAAAAATGGAATGATCGGAATCAGATGGCGCAGCAGACTTCCGATCTTAAAACTCTTTTACCGGAAACGAGAAGTATTCTCCCGGAAATCGCCGCCGCAAACCTGGAGAATACCGATCAGTATATCAGTCATCGGGCAGCAAGCAACCCAGATTTCATGCGGTGGGTCAAAAACAAAGTGGGATATGGGTATATCACCAATAAAGACTTGAACGTCTGGGAACAGAATCTTTCCCTACCATGGCATATTCGGAAGAGATTCCCTCTCTATGGTCTCATGGTAGATGATCAACTTAAACGTGAGCAAAATAGATCGAATGGAGTTGTCGAATTCAAAGAGGCCACAAATCCATTCCTGAATCTACAGGATGGCCAGGAATTGCTGAAAGTCGAAAGGGCACTGTCTCAAGGCGACAAAGATAATGTCGTTTATGATAATGATCAATTGACCAATCGATTCGGTCTTTCGGATGCCGGCCTGGAAGCCTACCATTCCGTCCGAAACACACTCAATATACTTTTACAACGCAAAGTAGATCATGTTGAAACCATGCTCTTACGGCTATACGAACGCACTTTATCCGATGTAGAATTTGCCCAACTCCAGGAGAACTATAAGAAAGATCTTACCGCAGAAGAGAAGGCTGCACTGGAACCCACGGTTGTCAAGATCATCGATAAACTTCAAAAACCCATAAATCTTCTTCGTAAAATCCGATCGGATATTCAAGCATTCAAAGGATATTTCCCGAGAGAAAGGGAGAAAGGCGCCTTCTATGTTTCCGTTTGGGTAACTGAAAATGATGCCCAAGGGAATCCCCATGAGGTCCCAGCTTATTTCGGATTCAAAAATAGCCAACGCGAAACGATGGATTTAGTCAAAGAACTTAAAGCAAAATATCCCGACGCCAAAGTTAATTATGGCCGATGGACACAGGAACCCGAGAGTGCCTTCTTTGGACTGTCTGATATGAATCTCATGCGCTTCATAGATAATGCCATTGAGAAACTTAAATCGGGACGACAGATTGATGAAGCGACACAGGAAGGTTTACGGAATGCCTTAGCTCAAGGCGTAGGCGAAATGCTTCTGGCCCGGGGTGCCGGGGCCCATCAGATTCACCGGAATCCCCGATTAATCGAAGGTTATAAAACCACCGGACTCAAAGAAGTCCTGATGAACTACATCACGGGATATATGGGGGCCGAGACCAAGCAAGAGGCCGCCTTTGACTTCATGGATTCCTTGCAGACGGTCCCTAAAGATCAACCCAACTTATTTGAAGATATGGCTCACTACGCCAGCAGCATGCTTCGTAATTTTGAGTCCATGGATCGATCCATGGCCAAGGCCCGGGCATTCGCCGCTATCTGGTATCTGGGCGGATCTGCCCGGTCAGCCGTTCTGAACTTTACTCAGAACTTCGTCCAGGGAATTCCCTTCCTGGCCCGGATTATGAAACCTCTCGGTAAGGGTCCATTGGCCGCCGAACGAATCTATATTAAGGCCATGTGGGATGTTGCTATGGGTCATGGAACCGATGAAGAAAAATTAATGGTTCATGGGATGGTAACATCGGGAATCGCCAATGATCAACAAATCCGGCAGATCTCTCGGGAAATGCGCGGAGGAACACCCGGAGTCATCGGCAATGTCATGGATATTCTGATGGCCCCCTTCTCCCTGGTCGAAAAGTTCAACCGTAAAAGTGCGGCCCTGGCTGCCTATCGAGCCTATCAGGAATTAGGATTGAACGGCGAAGAGCTTTTCCAAAAGACGCGGGATTACGTCTATGATGTCCATAACCTTATGACCCGGGCAAATCTGCCCCATGCCATGAGGGGCGGAGACCTCGCCTCGCAACTCCTAGGAACGGCCTATACATTCCGCAGATTCAATCATAACTACATCCTGGCCAGGATCTATTCTCTACGGGGACCGGATGGTAAAATCAGTCTCAAAAATTCGGATGTTCTAATTCGATCTCTTGCTTGGTTTGCGGTCCTTGGCGGGATGACGGCGCTTCCATTTCTAGATGATATTCTCGATGAATTGGAAAAGTTCTTTGGTCGCCCATTCCGGACGGAGATGCGCAATACTCTGCGCCAAATCGGTGGAGAACCCCTGGAGCAACTTGGAGTGGCCGGCATCCCGGCCATGCTTGGTCAGGTTCTTCCTGTAGGCGTGGATATGAGCGGATCTCTCAAGATCGGTCTTCCCTCACTCAGCGAACCACTCAAGGGAGTCGAAGAGACCGTAACGGGTGTATGGGGGGGTCTCGGGAAAAAAACCACACAGGCATATACTCAAATCGGTTTAGGACAATATCTCCGGGCTTTTGAAAATGCTTCCCCGATCTTCATAGAAAATATTCTCAAGGCGGTCCGTATGTCCACCGAAGGGGCCACAACCCCAACCGGGAAACCTTTATTTGATGTCACCGGGAAGCCAATCATGGAAACCGGAGCGGAAGCTGCGGTCCAGACGTTAGGATTTAGGCCGGAAAGAATTTCCTTGATGGCCAGGACTCACCGTGAATTTGGAAACGTGGAATTGAACTTTTCTAATAGACGTAATGAACTCTATGCCAGTTTTAGACTGGCAAAAAATGCCGAGGAAAGACAAAGTGTGATCCAGGACGTGCAGAAATATAACCTGGATGCGGCAAAATTTAAGGGCGTGATCCCGATGATCAACGCCCAGGCTTTGAGACAGGCGATACTTGTGAGACCGGAAAAGAAATACCTTCTGTATGGTCATCAATTCGTCGGTCAATAACTTTATACTCATCCTTGCTCATCAGGATCTTCTTGGTCTCCTTGATGGCCTTTTCGGAAGTCGCTACAGCCAAGACTTTAAACCCCGAGTGTTCCAGGGGGCAGGCCATAATATCACCTGCAAATACTTCCTGGATCTCACTATTTTCTAAGAGCAGAAAGAACCTCATTCCAGACCTCCAGGTGAAGGGAATCCAAACATCTTCCCGAAAGGGTTTTGCTGCTCCGGCAATTCTACCAGAACATAATTTTCATCTCCCATCTTGCGTATTCCGATAGACTTTCCCCATGTCTCTTTGTGATTAAGCTTAAGGGCTGCCCAAAATAGTATTCCAAGAGCCTTCGCGGTAGAGCTGAATTCCTCTACCTGTTGAGATGGCAGGAAACAACCGTTCTTTCTGACATAGACTGCGATCGAATCGGCTAACCGGAAGAGATATTTTTCCCATTGCGTAATCTTTATAGAGATCGGTGTTTCATTTGATCCTATTTCCCCGAAATTCGGTTTGTGTGTCAAAAAATGATCATAGATTTCCTGACCCAATACCTCCACGGTGTTAAAACTTAAAACTGCCTGCCATTCCACAAACGTAATCTCTTCTTGTTCCTTCTGCTCCTTCCGATCTTCTT